TTGACGGCAACGACTTTGTTCGAAAAGCAGCGAGCACATCCATGCCGCAGGCAATACGCAAACTGAAAGACTCACTTTATAAGGGCATCGAGAAGGAGGCCAACAGGTGAGCATTCAGGCGGGCTTACGGGCGGCGATGCTGGCAGAGTCAACCATCACGGACATTACAAGCAACATCTTTGTAACGGCGATTCGGCAGGATGTCGGACTTCCGAACATCACGATTATCAAAACCAACGAGGAGCCAAACAACCATCTAGGAGGTGCTGGTGATCTGCGGTTTGCTGACTTCGATATTGAGTGCAGGGCGACGACTGAGAAGGGTGCGGTAGACCTGGCAGATGCTGTTATAGCGGCGTTTGAGGACTTCACCGGGGCGATGGGAAGCCAGACCTGCAAGGCTTCGCTTTATCTCGATTCAGAGGATGACCACGAGTATCTGAATGACGGTTCAATCGGTCAATTCGTAACAACAGTTTACTTCCAATTTCAATATAAATGAGGTGAATAAATGGCAATTCAGCCAACTAAAGGAACGGTTCTAAACTTCGTTGTGGCTGGTGGTGTACTGGCTGCGGTTGCTCAGGTCATCTCGATTGATGTGAGCGAAGCCACTACCGAGACATACGAGGCTCGCACACTGGACCAGTCGGGGCCGTCTATCGTAAAGAAGCCGACCGGCTACACCGATCCCGGCTCAATCAGTGCTGAAATCTTCCTTGACCCTGCACTCGCAGGCCATCAGTCGATTACTGACGTTCTGCTCGATCCGTCTATTCCCGCTTCGGAAGATTACCTCGTAGATGGCTCGCTGGTGTTTGCAGACTCAGCTACCACAACCTGGACATTCTCCGCTTCCGGCGTGGGGCTGGGCGCGACTGTGGCCATGAATGACGGACTCAAGGGATCTCTGTCGCTGGAGCTGGCAGAGGTTATCACCTACGCATCATAGGAACAATCATGAAAGCAAAGATTGCACAAAGCAACGTGAAGTGCATGAACCCGGACTTCGACAAGAAGAAGTACCGGGCCATGAACAACGTTGAGAAACGACTCTACACAAAGCGCACGCCGCCAGTCATCCCGCTTGATGAAGGCGAAATCTGGGAACACCCAGAAGCGTACAAGCTGGTTGAGCTGGGCATGGCGACACCTGCCGACGACGAGTGCAAAGACGCTGCGAACATGTCCGACGAGAAGATTCAGGAAGCGTTGTCAGCTTACCGGAAGCTCTCACGCGGCATGGGGACCGGCGTTAAGAAGTACGACGCAGACGCAGAGGATGTCGAACTGGACGACGAATTCAACGAACTTTTAGAGGATGGAGAATACATTGTCTCTACTGACTAAAGAAGAACTATTCGCCAAGAAGGGCCGCGCGTTTCGCGTGGTCGAACTGCCGGGCGGTGGCACGGTTCGCATCCGTTCCCTGAAGTCTGCGGAAATCTCAGGCTGGCAGGCGAGCATGTTGGACCCGAAGACCGGCGAGCCTTGCATCAAGCGGCAGAAGCAATCGAGAGAGCGACTGGTGGCGCTGTCTCTGGTGGATGACAACGGCACACCGATCATCGGCAAAGAGGACTTGCCAGAGCTGGATCAGTTGCCCAACTCGATCATCGGGAAGATTGCGGTTGCTGCTCAGGAACTTAACGGCATCGACGGCGATGATTCCGAAGACATTCTGGGAAACTCAGAAGGGACACCGGCAGACGAGTAGCGTATCGAATCGCTGCTGCTTCCGGTTGTCCGTTCGTTGACGATCTGGCGGAGCATCTCGAATACGCTGAGCTGCTGGAGTGGCAAGCCTATTTCGAATTGGAAGACAAAGAGCGAAACGACAGGGATGACGAGCGAGCGATGGCAATCATTATCGGCGTTGCTCATGCGTTCGGCGGTGATGGGAACCTGGACTTTACCGAGTTATTCCCACACTACGAATTCAAAGAGGACTCAGAAGAAGTGACCGTAGAGTCATCAAAAGCAAACTTCGCTAGAGCGTTAGGAATCGGCTGACATGCTGGGAAATCTGGTTGTAAAACTAGGATTGAACTCGAAAGGGTTTACCAAAGGGCTGGACCAGTCACAGTCCCGGCTGGGTACATTCTCTAAGAAAGTTGCTGGCGGAGCACTCAAGGTCGGTGCTGCAATGGGAACCGCTGTTGCTGCCGGTGTCTCTGCTGCCGTATTTCAGTTCGCAAGGTACGGTGACCAGTTGGACAAAATGTCCCAGCGGACCGGGTTCACGACGAACGCGCTCTCTGAGCTGGGGTTTGCTGCTGAGCAATCCGGTTTTGATATCGAGACGCTTGAGAAGGGCATCGTGGGTATGGATAGATTCCTGCTGAATGCCGAGCGTGGGCTGTCTACCGCAACTGATTCGATGGCTGATCTGGGATTAACTATGGGCGACCTGCAAGGGCTATCACCTGAGGAACAGTTTATGAAGCTGGCGGGTGCTGTGGCTGATGTGGAAGACCCATCAAAAAGGGCGGCACTGGCACTGTCTATCTTCGGACGCGCAGGTCAGAGTATGATTCCGCTGCTGAATGCCGGTAGTGAGTCGATTGAGGAGATGAGGCAGCAGGCCCGCGATCTTGGAATTTCAATGAGTCCCGAAGACGCGAAAGCGGCGGCAGAATTTACCGACGCCTGGAACCGTGCGAAGAAGTCCGTCATGGGCTTTGTGTATTCTGTCGGTGGTCCGTTTATTCGGGTGTTTACGCGGGCGGTTGATATCGGCGTTGCGATGGTCAAAGACCTGAAAGATTCCTTCGGTGGTCTGATTCCGTCTATTGATGGCGTAGAGCGGGCTTTCCTCAAGGTAACACTGGGCTTTGTGAGTGGGTTCAATGAGGTTGTGCATTTCTTTGTTGCTGTTATTCCAGCGGTTCTATCGGGATTCGCGCAGAACTGGCGATCGGTGTTTAAAACCGCTTATGACTACGTGACCACGATCTTTACCAACATGGGCAAAAACATCGCGCGTATCATGGGTTCGATCTGGGACCATATTGCCAGCGGTGGCAAGACTCAACTTGACCTTGCGTGGAAGCCACTAGCCGAAGGTTTCGAGAGTTCAATGGTAGGAATCGAGATTCCGCAACGCATGAAGACCGGGCTTGAGAGAGAGCTTGAGCGGCAACTTGGGACAATCGGACAGGATGCCGGTGAGAAAGCCAAGAAGGGCATGGCAGACGGCATGGGACTTGATGAGGAAGGTTCAGGTAAATCTTCCAAGCTGGACAAGATGCAGACCGGTGCGGCGATGAGAGGCAGCTCAGAGGCCATTAGCGCGATACTGCGGAATGTGTCCGGCACCAAGAACAAGACAGAGGAACAGCAGCTTAAAGAACAGAAAGAGACGAACAAGAAACTCAATAAGATGCTTGAAAACGACCGCAGGGAACGCATGAAGAAACCACAGGTCGCTATTGTCGGAAGGGGTATCTAATGGCAATCACAGCAAAACAGATACAGACCGGCATCGCTGGCAGTTACGGCGGCATCAAGAACGACAACGAGACCGTCGAGTATCAGGTATACACGGACACGAAGACGCAGACCCGGTATGACATCATGCTCGCTGGCGTGTTGCCGACTCTCTACCAGTCACACCCAGATAACCCGATTCTGACGGTACGCGATATCGAGTTGTCACAGGATATCGCTGACACCGTATGGACGGCTGTGATCTCCTACTCTTCAGAACCTTTCGACAAAGAGGACGAGGACGAGGAAGACGAAGACGACCCGACAAACCGCGCGGCAAGGGTACGCTGGACAACCACGCAATTTACAAAGCCGATCTATAAAGACATCAACGACGAGCCAATCGTCAACAGTGCCACAGATTACTTTGACCCGCCGGTCGAGATCGACGCCAGCCGGTTTTCTATCGTCATTGAAAAGAACCTGACCGCTGTGCCGTCATGGGTGCTCACCTACGCGAACACGATTAACGAGGCGTCTTTCGAAATTCAGGGGCTTACGATCCCGGCCAAAACCGCCAAACTGTCAGAGCTTGCCATATCGGAACTACAGCGGGAACAGACCACAGGCGGGACGGTTGATTTTTACTCTCTGACGTTTCGGCTGGAACTGGCGACCGCTGACGAAGGCGATTGGACGTTGAGAGTGCTCGACCAGGGGTTACACCAGTTCGACCGGGCAGAGAACAAAACGCCGATTCTGATTGATGGCGAACCAGCAAAACAGC